CTAATCCGAATTTTCCACCTTTAATGAGTGTCTCAGAAAAAGCACCAGATTTAATTAGATCCCCATAGCTATCTGGCTTCCCTCCAAATGTAGAAGCATAACCACTAAAAAATCCTTCATCTGTAATAGCCTCTTTAACAAATAAAAAGTTTTTAGGATCTTCTATATAATCATAATTATCAAAATCAAAAGGCATTTTATTCCCCCCTCTTCTTACTTCTAAATACATGAGTACATCGACAGTTAATTACATTCTCGGCTGATCCATCTGGATCACCTGGGAACATTAAATTCTCTCCCCCAACTGTAAAAGGTTGATCTATTTCAACTACTTGCCCAGATGCATGTCTATGAGCTATTCTTGTTCGTTCATCCTTAGCAGCTAACCACTCTTTAACTTGCATATTCAATTCTTTAGCCATTTCAAATGTTCCCTTGTTAGCTGTTTGATGGGTTTCTGTTCGTGCTATTCGATTAGCTCTTTTCATAGAATCAATTTTGCCTATGAGTGTTAATCGACTGGCTATTTCTTTATTTGACAGTCCTTCTTCAATGCCAATTCTTATTATTCTTTTAATTCTATCCTTAGTTGTTTTATTTACACGAGTAACCTTTTTACCGACATTATTATTTATCCATCTATTTACATGATCCCAAAAAATAGATCTTGTTCCTAAGTCATCCTTAGCCTGATTCATTAGCATAGTTGCAAACGCAGTTATTACTCTACGATAAAAAGTTATAAGTAGATTTTTAAAATAATTAGATTCTTTATCTATAGTGATATCTAAATAATTATCAGGTAATCCTATCTCAACAACACGAGCTGCTCTATTGTACTGTCTAAGCACATAAGCTCTTGATCTTCTATAAATAAAAGGCTCAAATCTTTTAAGCATTCTATCAAATACAATCCAAGCGGTTCTTTTAGCTCTTGCATCATTTAGATTTATCATTCGTTATTACCTTCATCATTAAAACCATTAGGATCATTCGGATCATCTTCAGGAGGCATTACAAAGTTTTCATCTAACGGAACCATAGATGAAGAAACTAAAATATAACTGCCTGGCTTTGTAGGATCTGGTCCTTCATATGCTTGCTTGCCGATCATTTCCCGCTTTTCATCTATAGTTAAAAAATCAGCTTCTTTTACTCTTTGCCATATTGCATCTCTTCTTATTTGTAAAGCAGGCACCTTATCCAAAGAATAGTCATACATTAAAACAGATTGATTAGTTCCATAAGTTAATCCAAAATGCCAATTATTTTTTTCATCTCTATAATAATTAAGTAGGGGTATAACACTATCTTCCCACATAGCTGCTCTTGCCTCTGCATAATTACTATAAGTATTATCTCCTGGAATTCCTAACATCATCGAAGGAACACCAAATGCTAAACTAATTCTTCTGGCTGTTTCTCTATTAGCTTCTAACCAATCCATTTCAGCAGGTGACCAGTTATAAGGTTTTGCATCTATTACACCTTCCTCAGATTCAAGAATTAAACTTTTTCCTGCTTCACTTGGTCCCGTTACTTCTGCAAACTGTTTGTCTAATCTTTCATATTGTTCATCAGTTAATACACCTTTAAATAATAAAAGCATTCCTGGTCTATTCTGATTTTGAATTAGGCGCATATTCCATTCAGTAGCTAAATTATTTATGTCTATGTCTCTCGATGCCGGTTCAGTTGCACCCATACCAAAATATTTATTTACAGGGTTAAACATTTTAAGATGTAATAAATCACATTGTCCAGTTAATTGATCTACAGGCCAATTTACATTTTTACCATCATCCTGATATACATACTTTCCAATTCGACCATTCTTTTGATTTATTTCATAATTTACTTTATCTGGTTGATGTGTATAAATCTCTTTAGGATAAATATTATTTGGCCCGGATGTTGGTTTAACTCTTTCTTGGTAACTATTACCGGCTAATAATAAATAAGCAATAGTTGAATAAACAATTGTAGTATATGATTCCCAGGGATTAGCTCTCAAAAGTATTTTATTAAATGGTGTATTAAATACTTCTGTTTTTTCTCCATTTGTTTTTTGCTCAAATAATCCCCAAGGAACAGAAGAGCAGGCATCAGCTATAAGTTTAATTGCTTTATAACCAATAACATTTTTCATGTAAGTTTCTTCACAGTATTTTTTATAATCTTTTTCAGGCCACATAACAGAGGGCAATCCTGTAGCTATAGCTGCAACACGAGATTCCTTCTGTTTAGGTAAAGTGATGTTTTTCTTTTTAATTTTATCTGTAAAGAAACTAACTATTCCCATTTAATTACTTTCTAACCTTTATATAAACTTCAGCATCTCCTGTTAATGCTGCTAACGCTACACCATTAACTTCATCCAATACAGCCCATCCATCTGTATAATTAGCTCCATCAGCTACACAGTGATATATAGTTGAATTTTGTGCATCTACTAATAAAGCAGAATTACCAGCAGCTCCAGCACTAAATACAACTCGTACACCTAACAAATAATGTATTCCAGCTAATGAGTCACCGCTTGCAGTGAAACAAAAATTATTATTTCCGTTGCCCGTTACAGCCATTTAAATTCTCCTTATATACTCATGCAGCAATAAACTTCATAGCCGCTTTTAATCTTCTCTTATGACTACTAATATTTTCAATATATTCAGTCTGCCCCACGTAGCTTTTCCCGATTGCAAAATAGTTATTTGGGGCTGTATCAGCATCGAACGCTTCAATATGCGTACCTTGCCATAAACCAAAGCCCGCGACTTTAATCGGAGATTTACTTGTAAAATTAGCGTTTGAAATATCAGCAACTTGTACACCGTCAATCCAAACCTGGATAATCGAAGCAGCATCTGCATACTTCACATAAGCTCTAACTTTAAAAGCTCTGTTTGTAGGAATAGCTGTTCCTGCCCCAGTCATATTAACAACTGTCCCTGTCCCCGCAGCATTGTACCATGTTACTTTCCAGCGATTAATCGCTCCTTCTGTATGCTGACACTCAACTGAAAAAATATAGTCTGCACCAGTAGCAGAAAGATTCACCGAGCGCTGCGCCATAAGTAGCATATAACCTGGTCCCGGACTAGTCCCATCTTCATTATAAGCACACCCAGCAGGAATGTAGAATTCACCGTAAAAATTAGCTTCTGTTAATCCCGGTACCCCAACCTGTCGGCCTTCACGACATGCATTGCCGTTAGTGGTGTATTTTATCATTGGAGTACTGGCAATGGTAGCTAATTCGTTATAGGTATTACCGGCAGGAGTAAGATACTCAATTTCTAAACTTGGTACATGTCCACCAAAGGAACTGCCAAGATTCAAACAACTGTATGATGCAGGGTTATTTCCATCCGCTGCACACAAGGCGTCAACATCAGCCTGCTCTAAAGCATCACTATAAAGCCATAGATCAGACACCTCTACCGGAGCAGGATAATCTGTTGTTGCTCCAACGTTATAACCAAACAGATTAAAAGCACCTAACGGCATAGCAAAAGCCATCGCTGTACAGTCATCAAGCTTAGTTCCATCGAGCCAGATTTGCGTGGTCGTACCAACCCTGACTAACGTCAACCGATACCAAGTACCATACGCGTATCCCGTAACAGGTATTAATCTATAAGTAAGTGAAGCATTAAGACAAATATCACCTGCCCCATAGAGCGTAAGATACCGGCCGCCTGTCCCTAAAAACCGGGCAATTGTATTCCCTGCTGCTCCATGCACACGAATCAAAAGCGACATACTAACAGACGCATCTGGTAAGGTTGTTGTTAAACCGCTCTCACCAAGGTCTGTGCCACCGGCTAACCCTCTAAAGTTATTTGTTAAAAATCCGCGATTGCTAAGTCCTTTAACTTGCCCTTCTGAATAATGAATAGCTTGCCCTGTGCCAGGAAGTAAATGTGCCGTACCTATAATGTCTGAAACTTGCGTAGGCGACACATAAGCTCTTGTCATCGGGTAATGATGTGTTGGTGTTGCCATACTATTTATTTACCTTATAGTAATTAAAATTATTGTTATTCCAACTAACACCACTATTATTGATGTTTCCGTTATTATCACTATTTTCTGTGCATCCGAATTCTTTAAGTATTTCTCCAAATCTTCTTGAGTCTGTTTCAACTTTTCTTCCGAGATTATCAACTTCTTCTGATAATCTTCTAATGATAATTTCAGCTTGCTCAATTCGTCTGTCTTTTTCTGTTCCGTTTCTCTCAAGCTCTGCAATTCCTGATTCAAGTAATTGTATATGTCTGGTGCTTTCTGTTTCAAATCCTTGTAATCGTTCAATAGTTTCAATATGCTTTGTATTTGCTTCTGACAGTTCTTTATTGATAATGAGTATATCTGATAATTCTGTTGTAATTTTATTAAGCTCTGCTTTATCTCTTCCTGACTGTACTGAGTATCCTGCCCATATACCAATAGCAAAGAAAAGAATAACTGAAAAACAAACAAAAATAAAAGGAACTTGTATTTTTTCATTCATTTTCCTTATTTCCTTTATTTTCTTTTATAATGCTTTTAGTGGCTATGCCTATCATAGGTATACCAATAAGAGGAGAAACAAATTTACATAAATCCAAATATTTATCCATTTTAATGTCATCTTGAGTAAAAAGAATAAGAAGACCAACAATAAATATTGTTATAGCCAATAGCCATGTTAATTTTTTTCCTATTTCATTCATTATATCTTTCCTCTCTTACTACTTAATCCACCAATAGATCTAACACGTACACCACCTACTAATCCATGCATAACTTCTTTGTACGCTCCACTACTGGAATCTATTTGATCAGCGAAGTCACCATCTGGAAAATCCTCTGCTTCATCTATATAATTTAAATTCCACTGCCCTTTTACTAAATATACATAACCATCGCCTGCTTTATTAGCATAAGGCATAGCTCTAATTACTTTAGATCCTTTAGGTCTAATACTTTTAAAAGGAATATCAAAAAATACATTCTGCCTCATGTCAGATATTTGCCAATCTCCTGCTTGTCCAGGATCATGCTCCACTACTGTTATAATATCGGGATATTCCACTCTATCCATATCAGCAGTCTGTCTTAATATTTTTCTTAATGCATTAGGATCTTTACGAATTCTTATAACATCATCAATCATAATTTTTATTTTATCTTTATGAGCAATCATACGTACACCGGCTGTATAACATGGTTCTTTTGTAATTTTACCTTTATCACTGGTACTTGCCATATCCCAATATCTAACTACTCTACTTATTTCATCTTTAGGCCAAACATGATTTACTAATTGCCACCATTCACGCATAAAAGTAGTAGCATCTTTTCTAACATTCCAATCACCTTCCATCAATTGTTGACGAGTGACTGGATCTAAATTACTTAATGAGTCTCGATACTCATCTGCCTCGAGGTATGGATTATCAGATAAACCAGCTGGAATAAATGCTACACCTTTTTTTCTGGTTTTAGAATCAACATATTTATTTTTTATCTCATTATGTGATATACCACCGGGATTACTTGCTAATCTAAAACGTAATGGTACATCATGACCTTTTAATCGTCTTAAACGAGAGAATAAATAAATAATTTGATTCCATCTGAGATCCCCTGCCTCATCAAGACCTATAAATTGAAATTCAGCTGATTTATAACGTAAATGATCTTTTTCTTTATCTAAATAACCGAATGTAATAGAAGCAGGCTTCCCATCTATATATTTACCACTTTTTAATTTTATCTTTGTAGGAAATAGCCAGGTCTTTGCTTGACCGTCCCATTTTGCATCTGTGCCACCAAGCCATGTATCCGCTCTTTCTAACAGAGCCCCAGGCATAACTAAATTCTGATATGTGTCTCTGATAAGCAAAGCGGCATAACCAGGAACATCCACATATTGCAATGCTGCCATAAGTAGAGCATCTGATTTCCCCCCGCCTGCTGCTCCACCGTAAAAAGCATCTTTTATATCTAATAATAAAAAAGCCTGTTGCTTTGGTGTAGGAATATGAGGAATATAATCAGTTAGTTTTGGTGTCAATGTCTGTTTCAATTCTTCGTACTGGTTCTTTTCTAATGAATGCACCAGACTTGGAGAGAATTGATAAGACATTTGACATTCTGTCTTCGTCATTACTTTCCTTTACCTTAGCTTGTAATGCCACTTCATGCTTATGTAAATGAGCATGAGCTACTTTGCCATTAACTTCCTTTTTATTAGTATTCCAATCAAAACGATTAGACATATTCATCATCCAAAGTACATGATTAAAATCTTTATTATAAATATTAAGTCTACCCTGTTCTAACCACCATTGCTTCTCTAACTGTTTACCATATTTTATTAAACTGTCAATATTTTTATTGTTTTTACGCCACTTCCGCATAACATCACACGTTACACCTAAGTATAAACACACTGTCTCTATACCCATACCTTGTGACATCATGATAAGTATTTGTTCTGCATATTCAGCTTTAAACTCTGTCTCTGGCCTACCTTTTTTTAAATAGGTAATAATAGCATTAACTGAACTCTGAGGGAAAATAGGAACATTACTTATAGAAGGAATAGTATTAAGCGGTTTTTCTTTCTTAATTATTATTTTAGTAGAATTTTTAGACTTTTTTGGTGCTTTTTTAGCAGATGAGGAAGGTTTTTTCTTAGAATTGGCAATTTTCCTTGTTCCCATTATATACTAAAAATATATAAGTTTAGTAGTAAAGTAAAATATTATTATTTTTTAAACAAAAAAGCCCTAAAAGTAGTATTTTTAGGGCTTAAGACAAGATTTTAAGATAAGCTATGAGCAGTTTTTATTTTATTAAATTATTTCTCAAATACATGAAAAACTAAATGACCATTATTTACCTGATATGTCCCAATATACTTTTTAATATACACACTATCAGGCAGAGGATAACCAGTTCCAAAAGTTCTAAACTCCCTTTTTACCTTTGGAAGATTAGGATCAACCAATGCCCATAAACAAGGACAGTCAGTATGTAATTGTGTTTGAATAGCTAAAGGTGTAGCACCTTCCGGCATATTTAATTCAAACTCATCCTCTATAGGTAATTGATACTTCCAAATAATCATTTTATTTACTCCTTTCCTCCTATAATACTTTATTTTTTAAATAAAACTTTTTTACATAAATGTACTCAATCCTTAACATTTCTTATTTCATCTGCCCAAGGATCATATTCCTTTACCTGATCTATCTCATATGATCCGGGCTGAATAACAATTGTTTTATGCTCTTCATGTTTTAGCTCTACAGGAGATTTTACTTTAATAAAAGTCTTTCCTGCATTCTTAAACAAATCTACTTTTGCTATGTCTGTAATAACATGAGCATGCCCTGTTACTTCTCCCTCAGCTAATACTATTTTTTTAGTTTCAACTGATTTTAAATTATTAGGAATAATAACACTTTTTAAAATTACATCACCATGCTGCAACATTCTCTTTATCCTCCTATGATAAATATATGGGAAATTCTTCCACCCCATTTCTAAATTTTAATGCATCTCTAACTGTCATACAATCAGGAGATACATATTCATAATGATATACATCCTCTAAGGATGGATTTTTCATTTTCAACATTTTTGTTTTAGTTGCTAATTTTAAATCAACTTCAATTAACTCATAACTTATTTTATTTAATCCTTTTTGATTTTTTAAATACACTTTCTGATTTTTATCAACATAAATATTTAATTTATTTAAAACTTTTCCATGTAATTTTTCCATAAGATTAGTTAAACCTATTTTTTGTACACCTTCTTTTCTTACTTCCACATTTTCAATTGCCATTATTTTATTCACATCTAATTTATCAGCTGGAGTTAAAACCAACCATTTAGGAACATTTACACCATGCAATCTATACAAAGAAAAGCCATCTTCATATTCTAATGCTGATTCAAGATCTGCATGTAATCTTTTATTTTGTTTTTTTATCTTAATTGGTTTTTCTGAAACAAAACAAATGTTTTTTAATGGATAAATAAAACCATAATTACATAATTTTTCATATAACATGTATTTATTTTTACATTTATAATTAATTTTTAATTCATTTAAAAAATAATTATAAAATGAAAAATATGATACATCAAATGATCCCCAAAGATAAGAAGAAATAAAATTAATTAGCCATTTATTTTTCTCTACATCATTCTCTACATCATTCCATACCTCATTCCTTATCTCATTCTTTACATCATTCCATACCTCATTCCTTATCTCATTCCTTACCTCATTCCATACCTCATTCCATACCTCATTCTCTACCTCATTCCTTACCTCATTCCATACCTCATTCCATACCTCATTCTCTACCTCATTCCTTATCTCATTCCATA